TCAGTAGATCAGAAACCTTCTCTGACTTGTTCTGAACCTTAGTGTGGTCGTTTATAGTATCGAAGTGCGTCTGTATTTTCTCTTCAGTCTGTGATATGTTTATGTTAGTATTTGCATTGGTCTGCTGAGCACTAACAATCATCTCCTCATACTCTTTTATTTCTTCCCCTATATCACTTTTGACTTGTCGCAAATATTGTTGTTGAACTTCTATCTTATTTTCCACAAGTTCTATTTTGTATTCTATATCTGTGATATCATTTTTGTTTTTAGATACACGATCTTTTAGTAATGTATTCATTTGACTGAATACTTGTATGTCTAATAAATCTTCGATAACTTCTCTGCGATCTTTTACGGGCAGTTGCATAAAAGGTGTGAATGTAGCCGAACCCAATATGACAACTTGTGTAAATGACTTGTAGTTTAGTTTTAATATTTGATCTTCCAATGTTGATTGATAGTCTCTCACATTACCCGGTTGTGGTATCAGTTCACCATCTTTCCAAATCTCAAATAAATTTGGTTTGTACGCACGAATAATCTTGTATTGTGTAGTGCCAATACGAAACTCAACCTCTACACGAGCGTCCTTACCGTTTATGGAGTTGATTAACTGCACAAGCTTGATGTTACGGAATGGTTTGTTGAACAGACCCCAACACAAGGCATCAAGCATTGTAGACTTGCCAGCGCCATTCTCACCAACGACAACTGTACTTGGAGACCTATCTAAGTGTATTTCAGTAAAAACATTGCCCGTGGAAAGAAAGTTTTTCCATCTCAACTTTTCAAAATGTAGCATAAAATTTTTAAGAATTTATAGTCAATGATTCATTATACAACGATCTCATTAGTAGGTCAAGTTCTTTCTTTGGTACGGCATCAGGTAGTTGATTGATATAGTTACTCATGATAGTAACTGTATCTTCTGCCTCATTTACAATGTCACCGTCATCTTCAAGATGAAGATTCAAGTTATCGTCAACGATCTGTATGTTGATTGGGTTTGCTTTGTACAATCTATCCATGAACAAATCAAACCAATAAGGATTATCACAAGTTTGTTTGATAACTTTCACATAAGTATTTTTGTAGAAGTCAAAGTCTACACCGAGTATCTCTTCAACAGTCTTATTGTTGTCATCATAGAATGCTTTGTGGAACATAGAGAATGGATTCTTAACTAACTCAATATCTCTAGTATCTGTATCATAGATATGAAATCCTTTAGGATCCTGATAATCTATCCATGTCATCTCATAAGGACAACCCAAATACTGAACATTTCCTACTTTGTTCTTATGATGAAAATGTCCAGAGTAAACAGTTTCAAACTTCTTGAACATAGAAACATCCATTCCATGCGAATTAACATTACCCCTATCCATCAACGCACCAGATACTTCTAAATGAGACATCATAACTTGAGCTGGAGTTTCGTCCATTGCATTGACCGCATCTTTATAATTCTCTGCATTGATCCAAGGCATGATAAGAATATCGTGACCATCAAAGTTTACAGTAGCAGGTTTATCATAAGACTTGACCGCACCATCTCGGAATAATTCTTTCATCGAGTTGATCTCGTTAGTGTTCTTATAGGGAACATCATGATTACCGATGATGACATGCAGATCTATATTATATTCAGAACATTTATCAATGAACATTTCTTTCATGCGACGAAGTGTCACATAAGAAATATATTTTCGCCTATCCACAATATCCCCCAAATGGATAATAGTATCAATGCCTTGTCTAGTGAGGTGAGGGAAGAAAACTTCATTGTAAAACCTTTCAAAATAATCTAGGAATGATGTGTTGTCATTTCTTGCACCGAAGTGCGTATCAGTAATCAAAGCGATTTTCATATTACTCCTCGTGAACGACCTTTGTCTTTTTCTTTCGTCTTTTATTTTCTTCAAAGTTGTTTATGAACTCTGACATATACTCTTGAGTCCATTCATTATACTTGATATCGTCTGAAAAGTCAACACCTTTATCATGCGCTTGACGGTCTGAGGTTTGTTGAAAAACATTGATATGTTCTGATGCTTTGAACTTAGTGTACAGATATTTCTTCTCTTTCTGTATGCGTCTTAGAAACGCAAAGTAGACGATCTGTGTAAAGTATGCAAAGGGATTGCTAGACTTCTCAGGATTAAAGTTGTCGATATACTGTAAGCAGTTTTCAATACCGTCACATATCATCTCTTCGCGGAATGTGTAGTTGACGAAGTTTGGTTTGTATGATAAGTGCGTAGCAATCTTCATGATACAATCAGCAACGTAGATTGGCACGACAGGTCTCTCACCACCTGAATCTTCTGCCTCTTTGACAGTTTCTTTAAAATCAACCATTGCTTCTAAAAATTCCTTATTGTTAACGTAGTGCGGATTTTTCTTTTTGTTTCTGATCATTACATCACTCCTCAGTGTATCATTATGTTTGATGTGTTTGCAAAATATTCATATGCATCTATTATATCGTCTCGTTTATCAGTGTCTAATTTTTTATCTTCATCATGGTCATATATCATTCTATCTAAAGCAGTAATATAGTAGTCTGCCATTTCTTCTGCAGCAGGTGTCATACCAACTATATGTGCCTTTTGTATTGTCATAAAATTATCTTCCTCAAGCAACGGAAACCATTGGTATGCTAACAAACTTGCTGATCTGCCAGCATTGCGCTCTGTTCTTATCTCTAGTGGATTGTTTACTAACAGTGCAGTTTCAGTTTCTTCGACTACATCTGTCACGACTGTATCACCATTAGTAAGTTTTATTAGTTGTAAAGATATTTTCATAGTTTCATGCCTTCAATATAAACTGGTTGATTCGGTTTATTATACCAACTTGGAATAGTATATCTTGTTCCTTCTCTGATTGATCTCACACCATGAGCGTAATGCATTCCATAAAAGAATGCCACACGTCCTTGTTTTGGTGTTACATTCATATCTTCAATAAATGTTTCACCACCAGTGTAATTATCATTCAGATATGATATAGCAGTAAATATAGTGTCAGGATGCGCTATATCAGTATGAGAATCTTGCCATGCGTTTGTTTTCCATTTTACTATTTCACTCCAACCATATATTATGGTTTCGTCGCAGTAAGTCTTCGCTGCATCAAATAGTTTGTCTTTGTATTCGTTCATTTCATTTATTGTGTCTATATTCAATATTTCATTTGAGTCTTCTGTAATCGTCGATTCATAACTTCCTATTTTACTTGGTCCGATGCGACGAAATAATTCTATTGCTCGTTCGCATTCTTCAACAGTAAAAAAATCATCAACTATAACTATCTTATTCATGTTTCAAATTGATATTGTATATTTTGTAATCAAACTCTTCTTCATTGTACATCTTTATTCTGACTGCGAAGTGTTTGAGTGTATGATTGCAACTTGTTTTTTTGCAGAGGTCGTCGGCAATGTCATAGAGTGTTGCTCGTTCTTTGTTATCACCTTTTCGTAGACCACGCCCGATACTTTGTAGATTCCGTATCCTAGACTTAGTAGGACTAGCAAATATGATATTATGAAGATTGCGTATATTGACCCCAGTAGAGAACGTCCCATAGGACGCGACGATAATTGCACTCCGCTCTCTTTCAGTAATCCTTCTAACTTCTTCTCGTTGATCAGCATCTACACCTCCGTGAACAAAAAAGACATGCCGACCTTCTTCAGCTTCTGCCTTTATTAAATCGTATAATATTTTACCATGTTTCTCAACCATTTGGAATAGTAATAGTGTATTACCTTTCCGTGTCAAAGTCAAGTTCTTTATAAACTGATTTCTCTTCTCATTACCTATGAGAAACTGTATCTCATCTTGATACTTTGCATTGTGCATGACCTTACATATATCAGGTGGATACTTCAACACTAATGCTTTGATTCTAAAATCTGCAAGAGTTCCTTGCTCAATTAAATCTTTAGTTTGCACTACCTTCATTACTGGACCAAACAAACCTTCCAATACTAATTTATTCGTTTGCGTATCGTCTAATGTTCCAGTAAATCCAAATCTATACTTACACTTTGTCATCTTCTCCATGATCTTGGTAAGAGAGTTTGCTTTGAACAGATGTGCTTCGTCACCAATAATTACATCAAAGTTATCAAAGTATGATTTTGGTTGTTTGTATATACTCTGCCAAGTGGAAATAAAAACTTTTGCATTTTCTTCAAATTTAGCTTGACCTGATGTGATCAAATGAGTATAATAGAACTGTCCTTTCGAATACGAGATAAAGTCTGTATTCATTTGCTGCACTAAGCTAGTGGTTGGAACAATAACTAATGCTCTTTGTGCTAGATTGTTTGCCAAGTAATACTTCAAGAGAGAATATATTATATAAGACTTTCCACTCGCCGTAGGCGAGAGAACTAATGCTCTGTTATTGCGAATAGCATGAGCAACTGCTCTAGTCTGATAGTCTCTAGGTTTGAAGTCTTCTTCAGTAATAAACTCTTCTAACTTATTTATCGCCACATCTTCTGTGTCTTCTAGACCATCATGTACAATAATTTGATAGTCTCGTTCCTCAGCAAAACGCTTTATGTGGTCAATCAGTCCGACATATATTTGTTGCGTGTTCACGTTGAATAGTCTAATCTTACCATCCCAATAACGATTACGCACTGATGGCATAAACTTAGCACCTGGGACTTCGAAGGTGAAGAAGTCTGACAACTCTTGCGATGTTCCTCTTTCGCAATCAAGTTTCAGATACACTTCATCCTTCTTATAGATCTCAATCTTATCCATTACATAGAACCTTGCGTAAATCGCACCCAGTCAATCGCAGACTTGATCTGAAAGTTTCTGTTGTTCAAACTCTTAACGATTGCTTCTACATAAGCAACCTTCTCACCTTGTACGGAAACCTTCAATGTATTTTCAATATACATATCATCTGCTTCTAGGTAGGTTTCGACTTCGTTCTTGAGTAGTTTCTTGTAGAACTGATCTCTGTTTATCTCAGATAGTTCTTCTCTATCAAGCTCACCCAAATAATATTCGATGAGTGTTTTGCGAATGCGTTTGTTCTCTGCCTTTAGTTTGAACAATACAACACGTTCGCCCATAAAGATCTTGAGATACTTATTGTGGAGTTTAGGAATCTTGGTTGCCTCTCGGTCAAGTTCCGTTTCATCAATCTTACAGTCTTTGTCCCACTCGGAAACAATGTCTTCAATCTTCATTATGTAATCACCTAGAGTATATGTATACTCTCTATTATAATATATTACGCCACTGATGTCAATATATATCTTCTGTATGAAAAGGAAACGTTAGCGTTCAAATACTCAACGTCACCTTGTTCAATATTAAATTCTACTGCTGATAATGATGTTGGATACAAATCAACAAACTTCACGTCTACATTTGGTTTGTATTGATTGGTAGTAATCAACAAAGATGCATCTGAAAATATACCATAGTTCGCTTGCACATTCGCTCTTTGTTGGAACTCATCTGGGTATCCAAGTCCAATCAACCAATCATATATTTCTTGGAAGTTCTTTAAATCTTCATCAACACGAAATTGTAATTGCAACTGACCAAACGCTAGTTTTTCACCAGGAGTTGGTAATCGTATGAATGGGTTTTGCGTTTCTACCTCACCTACAGAAATCTCTGGTATACTAGCACTAGTGCAGAAATAGTTTACATTGGGCAGACGCTGAATAGCGAACTGAAACCCTATAGGTGATAGAAAGTTTTTATTTTCTGGATTGGTTGCCATATTATATCCTTATTGTTCCTACTATTTATAAGAGAAACCAATAGGCAAAAAAAGAGAGATCCGAAGATCTCTCTAAAACTGGTTCACTGAAGTGAATCTTGTTTTTATCGCATTAGGTAGATTACATTAAGTTTGCTACTTTTACGAGTCTGTAGTAGATGTTTCCATCACCAGTACCTAGACGAGCAGCAGTACCGTTGCCATCATTGGTAGCGAAAGGATTAGCGACCATGCCGTAGCGAGTCTTAAATCCGATCTTTGGTTGGAAAGTGTTCTCACCAACGGCACGAACCATTTGAAGCGGAACGTATGGGCAGTAGAACAATCCAGCATCGAACGAAGATGAACCTTTGTATCCGAGTGTGTAGTAGTTATTGGTTGCATCTGAGAAATATGGATCGATGTAAACCTTAATTCTACCATTCATCACACCAGCGAATGTGTTACCTGTGTCATCAACTTGTAGGTTGTTGTTAAGAGCAGGAGTGTAATCCAATACACCAGCCATTTGAAGTGCAGAAGCAACATCAGATGAACAGATTAATGTATTACCCTTACCACGTCTTGTTGACTTAGCAAGTTCGTTAGCATCTCGCTCTACTTGGAACATAAGACCTTTGAACTTCTCAACTGACCAACGACCGTTAGAGTCTGTGTCAAGATCGAAAGTACCAGAAGTCGTAGTGTTTTTAGTAGCACCAGCAACTGCAGAGTAGTTAATAGTACGAACAACTTCGCGGTTAATCTCAGCAAGAATTTCAGCAGAGAGAATGTTGCTTAGTTCTGTTTCAGCGTCAAGACCATGTACTGCTTTTAAGTCTTGTGCAAGTTCCATTGTGTACTCAGCTTTAAGAGCACGTGAAACCGCAGTAACCGCAACTTTCTCAATTGAGAATGCCATTTGGTTGAAAGGTGCATGAGTTCCGTCACCTAGTCTTTCTGCTTCAGTAGTTGTCATACCTGAATGAACGTTGTATGCACCACCTGTAGAGGAAGCAGAACGATCAGCAGGATCTGTACCAGCTTGAGCACCAGTAGCAGTTGCATTTGCAGCAAACGTGTTACCAGAGAATCCAGCATCTGCTTCATTGAAGAGTGCTTCAGTTCCAGACTGACTAGTTGAACGTGTACGCATTGCAAAGATCAATCCTGTTGGACCAGTCATTGGTTGTACGCCACAAATATCGTAAGCGATAAGGTTAGGCATTGAACGACGTACTAGTGAAATTAGTACTGGATCGTAAATGTCAACAGCACCTGTACTTGCTACTGAAGAGGATGCGCCCATTGCGTTAGCGGGTGCTGCCTCGCCCAAAAGCGAAGGTGCGTTATAACCACCAGAACCTTGAGCTTGCTCACGAGCAGAGTTCTCTTGGTTTTCTAGTAGTGTTGCTACTGTAGCACGTTTATGGGCATCTGCAATCTTTTCGAGGTCAGGATGCTCAAGAACTGGCTGCCACTTCTTGATTAAATCATCATTTTGATTCATTGTTAGGTCTCCTTTAATGGGTAATCTATCCTAATGTTTATTATTTATATAAAACTATTTTTTGATGCTATTTGAAATGGCAGACATATAAGCAGACATTCCAGGATCAATGTTGTTCTCAGCATCCTCATCAATCTCTAGCGGTTCATGATCAATTGCAACTTCTTCGCTGACAACTTCATCAGACTTGAAGTAGTTACTTTTAAGTGTCTCAAGTTTTTCAACATAAGACTCTTCACTCTCAAACTCTACACCTTCAGCTAACGATGCTAGTTTGATTGCTTGAGATTCTGTAAGACCTTCAGAAACTTTAGCGAGAGTAATCTCAACTTTTGCTTCTGTTAGTTCTTTGCTAAGGTCAATAGACTTTTCCATCTCTTCGTTGACTGACTGCTGTAGTTCTTCAACCTTACCAGCAAGTTCGTCTACTAGATCGACTTTCTCTTCAGGAACTTCAATATAGTTCTCAACGAATAAGTCTTTAAGACCTTTCATAAAGTTTTCTTGGATTTCAGCACGAATACCTTGCTCAACTGCAAGTTCGTTCTCTTTCATCCACTCTTCAGCAACGTACTCTAGATATGAATCTAGTTTACCTGCCATATCTTCAGCGATCTCGTCTTTAGCAACTTCCATCTCTGCTTCAAGATCAACAGTAACTGTTTCCAATAACTCATTGACTTTAGAAACAACTGCTGCTTCAAAGATTGTTGTTGCTTTAGTAGTAAACTCTTCGGAAAGATCTTGACCACTAAACATTGCAGTAATATCTTCTGAGACGTTTACATCGCCTGCTTTGATTTGTCGAATTTCTCGAACAGAAACAGCAGTAGTCTCTTCAGACTCTTCAGCAACCACTTCTTTACCTTCAAGTGCGCTCATGAGTGCTTCGTAAACTTGCTCAAACTGTTCTTTCTTCATACCCTTCATTTCTTGGGTAATCTTTTGGATAGCAGCAACCTTACTAGTTTTAGAAGAAGAACCTTGTTTCACTTCTTTCTTCTTATCACCAGCATCTGGTTTAGCACCAGGTGGTGTTGCTTCTTTCCCCTCAGGATCTGGAACTTCAGCATCAACATCGAAAGATGCCTTTGCCTCGTCAACCTGAGATTCTACTTCTTGATCGAGAATTTCTAAGTCCTCGTCTTTTTTGATTTCTGTATCAGACATCTGGATTGCTCCTTCGTGAAGTTATCTCATTTGTTATTTATTTATAAAAATAAAACTTTACCGTTTCAAAGTCTCTAAGAACCGTTCGAAGATCTGCATCTTGTTCGCTTCAACTTCTTTAGCACTCATTTTCTTTGCTTCGTTTCTAATTTTATCAGCTTCCATCATCTGCCACTCGTTACGAGCAGCATTAAACACCCACTCAGCACCCTCCATAATTCCTTCAACGAAAGCGTTAGGAGCAGAAGGATCTGCTACAATATCGGCAGCAGTTGCTAAATAAAAGTCATCTTGTACTTGGGCAACGCCATTCTTACCTTGTTTCAACGAACCCATTCCACGAGATGAAACACCTAATGTAGCACCTTCATCCATAAGTGATTTGACAATCGCACCATATGGTGTTTCTGACATAATCTTAGCACGTCCCTTATAATTATCACCATCACGTTCTAAACTTGTGATAAGATGAGACACACGCTCAAGATTAATTGTTGGTCCTTGCGGATGTCCCAACTCCCCATAAGCACGATTCTTTTCTACATATTCTTTATTGTATCGAGCAATTTCCTTATCCAACACTTCAGTTGGATAAATGCGTCCATTGCGGTTCTTGATATTACCTTGCATGAACACGCCTTCAATAAAGTAGTTCTTCTTTCCATTTTCTTTTTCTTCTGAAAGAAGTTTTACCTCTTCTGTAATTTCTGTGATTAGTTTCATAACTCAGACCCCTCCGCAACCTTAGTGGCAAAGCATCCTGCAGCACCAGTTACCGTATCGTTTGGTCTCTTGCGTATTACTAATTGCCCATTGGCAGGTATTCTTATTGAGACCGTACCGCCTATGTAATCACCATTTGCTCCTTCTGCGGTTGGTGCAGCAGTATTAGCGATAGCAACAGTTCTTGCTGTGCCATCGTTTGATAGGTGAACAGCAGTGGCCAAGTATACATTGGTCGCTGAGTTGGTTGCTATTGTATTTGCTAATGCCTTGAGTGCCATTTTATTACCTCATGTTCTTGATAAGAGTATTGTATAACTTCTTATCATTCTTTTGAATTATTTGAAGAACGCCATCACGAGGATCTGAATCCATTGCTTTGATCATCATAGCAAGGTCTTTTGGGTCAGGATTACTTTTCATCATATCTGCTACAGCGAGCATATCGTCTTTATCTATACCACCACTTTTTTTGGCATATGCGGCAAGTGCTTGATCTGCTTTGCCCTCCGACATAAACTCTGAGAATGATTTCATCATTTTAAAACCTCTTCCCTTGATCCATTAAACATATGATCGCCAGCAACAGGATGTCTTGCAACTTCTACTTTATGAATATCCTTAAACTGTTGTTCGCCTTTTGATTGTGGCTTTAATTCTTTTGTTTCGTCGCCTGATTGTTCTGGTGCAACGTAATCGCTAGCAGGTGAATCTTCTGTAACGAATTCTTTAAAAGTTTTAATCGACATTTTCTTCTTCCTCTGATTGCGCTTCAACCTCAACTTCAGGTTCAGACATAAATGATGCAGCAACTTCTGCCTTCTTCATTCCTACTGCATCTTGTATTTTATTCATGAGCATCGACCCGACAGCATCCTTAAAATCAGATGCATTACCGTCTGCTGCCATCTTGATGGCGTCTTTCATACTATATTCGCTCATATTTGCTCCCTAATATATTTATATTTATACGAATTCGTCATCATCTTCACCCTCACCAGTTTCTTTCTCTGATTCTATTTGAAGATCGACTTCTTCTATTTCTTCTTCGGTCTGTTGTAAGACATTCTTACGAACCCACTCGACTGAATAGTATTTACCAACATAAGCATCTATTTCACTCAACAATCCTAAACGCTCTCGCATTATCTCAGCAGACTTTAGTTCTGTGAAATGATTGTCTTGTTGAAAATTGTAACTTAGTTGATTCTTAATTTCTTTCCATTCTACCTTTGTAATAATTCCCTTCAAAAGTAACTGTTTCTCAAGAATGGTATTGAATAGATCGGTAAATCTAATTCTTAGTCTTGTTATAAACTTTGAAAATTTCAACTCATCACGAGTAATTTCAGAAGCACGACCTAAGTTAAATGATGCGTCAGACTCTAATCTAGCAGTTGGCACATTCAATGCTTCGTATAACTTGCGACGGAAATACTGAACATCATCCAACTCACCTAAGTTCTGACCAGCTGGAAGTGTAGTAATCTCTGTTGAACGACCACCCTCACGTCTTGGTAACCAGTAGTCCTCAAGCATCGTCATAAACTTGCGATCGTCTTTTACATCTCCAGTAGATGCATCGTACACAAGTTTGTTCTTATGTTTTGCCATCATGTCGCGCAAGTATTGTTCCGCTTTTGCCTTTGGCAAGTTACCGACATCGATGTAGAATATTCTTCGTTCAGGTGCACGTGCTAGTCGATAGATAACTGTAGCATCTTCGAGCATACGCAACTGATTCATAGGTTTAATCGCTTTGTGTAGATGCGATCTTACCATCTTGTTGTTCTCGTCTAGAATACCTGAGTGACAGTAGGCAACAGAGTCTGGTGCTATCTTTACACCTTGATTACCTGCCGATACACCCTTTTCTGAATAGATGAAATACTCATTATATTCTTTTGGTATGAACTGTCCATTTGGTTGTACGTTTGATTGAGATCTTTTCTTCTCACTTCTAACCTTTTTGATCTTTCGTGGATCAATAAATCTTATCTCTTGAATCCCAGTTCTAGGATTAGCGGTATCAACCATCAAATGATAGTATAGTCTACCATCAACATACCAATTACGGAATATATCGTATGCTTTAGTTTTGAAATGTAACATCCCGATCATTTGATCAAATTCTTCACGAATCGCATCTCGTATCTGCTCTGGCATTTCTACATTATCCAGAACAATACTAACAGGCGGTTCATCTGAATCGAAAACTATTGCCTCGTTGATAACGTCATCAATAGCACGTTCACACTCTGGTTGTTGCGCCATAGTGCGATATCTAGTTACAAGAGCAGTTTCGTTTTTAGCATCACCATCTTGATCTATGGAAGTACCATAGAAACCGCCGTCGCTGACGTTAAGAACGCCATCTTCAGCAGGTGGGGGCGCGAAAGACTGAACAGTAGATTTCTGTTCTTCTTCTTTTGCTTTACCAATTGTGAACCCAAAGAGTTGAGCCATTTTTATTATCCTATGTCAAAGAGTTTAGGGTGATATAGATGTATTTATACCACCCTAAACGAATCACTTTTATCTTTCTTACTGACCGAGTGTTACGCCAGCAATACCACGGTTGATAGCAGTTTGTACTTCAGAAGATACGAAATTTTCAATTCTTTGTGTGAATGATGAGGATACAGAATCTGTCTCCCAATAATCATACGCGAATGTTGTCGTAAATTCCTGAACACCTTCTGCATCCCAAGAAAGATCTATAGTTGAGACCTCAGTTGGAAACAATCCAACAAACTTATAAGACTTGATTGCATTACCAGTTTGACTGAACTGAATAACTGTTGCATCAGACTTGTAGTTTTCTGGATTACCGCTGCCAGTTGTATTCGTATTGCCGATGTAAGCATTGATACGCGATGACCAATTTTCCATAGCAGTACGAATTTCAAAACTCTCATCATTGATGATAGTAGGTGTCCAGTCAGCAAAAGTTCTGTTACCTGCAACTTTAATCTGGCGACCAAAGTATGGTACATCGATCTGACCCAGTGTTGCAGCAGGAATTTGTGCTGCTTTTACCATAAAACGAGAGGTCGGTAAGGTTTGGGCGAATGGTGTCGTTAGTTCGACATAAAAGAGCGAACTACGAGCACCACCACCAACTAGTGCACCTTTGAAATCGTTTACATTAAATGCCATTTATGTTCTCCTTTTCTTTATTTAGCCGTTTTGACCAACTATTTCAGAGAACTCAACGCCACTGCGAACGGCAACGAAATTCAACTGGATAAAGTTAATTGATCGGTTTGGTTTGACATAAATGTCACCAACAAACTCGTTTCTATCAACAACTTCACCTGTATTATTTGTTGCATCACACACAACCTTGAAGTCGGTGATACCACGTCTTCCCTGAACATCACGGAGGAATGGTTCCACTAGATTTCTAAATTGCGCACGAGTGAACTCATCATTGAATTCAAATAGCGTGAACTTAGCAGCAGTACTAATTGCCTTCTCAAGTACAATGAACAGTCTTCGAACATTGATACGATCAAAAGCAGAAGGTCTACTGAGCATAGTCTTATCACCGAATAGTATCGTTCCCTGTCCTGGGAATGTTACCACTGGGTTGATACCTTTTTTATACAACTCATCGCGATCAGTCTTAGATGGATTGAATGCAAGTTTAATAACGCTTCTAACTGAACCACGATTGAAACCTGCAGGTGAATACCATGGGTCACGTGTTAGATCAGTTTGAACCATTAGACCAGCGGTGTCACCATTTAGTGGAACATATCGGTAGATATCATTGTACTTGTCGTACTGATACTTCCAACCTGAATCCATAACTGCATATGATGAACTTGGTAAAAGGTCACGATAAGCAATAACTGCGTCTCTCGATGCTTGTGGTGTAGAATTATTACCTACAACATCAGCACGTTCTGGTGAAACTACAGCAACACAATCTTTTCTAGCATCAGCGATATTTTGAATGATGTGTGTAGCAAGTGTTTGATCAGCAGCAGCACCTAAACATAGAGAAATATCTACAGTTTCGGAATCAGTGAATACATTCCAACCGTTGATTTTCTGTGCAGCAGTAGGTGCAGCACCGTCTTTACCGAAAGCAAGACTTGCTGTTAGAGGTAAATCACTCGATGGATAGTTTGTTCCTAAATCTGCACGTTTACCAGCATTAGTTGCAGTGCTGTTATGCGCTGTCCACCAAATATATGCTGACTGATTGTTTAGAACATCTTTGTAGTAAAGGTTTGTTCCGTCGTCTGACTTAGCATCGGATGCTTGGGAAACATTTTCAAACGCTTCTAAAACAGCACCTTGAGTACCAGTAAACTGTCCGTCTTCGTCAACAATAGCGTAATGCAAAGCATCACCTTGCGCACCTACAGTATTTGCATATGCAGTAGTTGTTGGTGCTTCACTAAAGTTGTTGAAGTATTCCCAACGACGAGTGATGTCAGTTGTATAGTTTGCTATTGTATTGCCTTGATATGCAGTAGACAATGTAATTGTGTTTCCTGATAGTGCCGAAACTTTTCTTTGATCTTTTGCTGGACCAAGTAAAAGAATGTCACCAACAGCAAATTTTGCTTCAGCGTTTGCAGTAGCACCTGCTGCTGCACCTGCCAGTGTAACTGTTGTACTGTTACGAGTAGCATTATATCTGTCACCAACAACTGATTGCCAAGCATTAGCGTTTAGACAAGCAGAAACTTTTAACGAGTTTCCTAACTCACCTGCCCATTTAGCAACAACAGTTCCGTGTGTGGTTACAGTAGTATATGTTTCGTCGTAATGATCTTCGTTCTTAATTAATGCACCGACTGTACCAGCAGTAGCATTGTTTGCACCACTAATAACACGATTAACATTCAACGCATTGCCATAGGCAAGGAAGTTTGCTGCCGTGAAAAAATCAGATGCAGTGTTCGAGTTTGGCTTATTATATGTATTTACGAGTGTGTCTTCAGAATCAATTAACTGAATCTGATCGACTGGTCCCCAACGAAAATGCCCTGCTATCGCACCTTGTGTTGTGCTTACTGCAGGGACAACCGTTGTAAGATCTATCTCGCTTACATTAACGCCTGGACTAACTTGGAAAGGCATGGTTTATCTCCTTCGATGTAAAGAGTCAAGTGTTTCAATTTACAACATTATTTATAAAATAGTAATGTTAACAACTTGAATTGTTTTCTTATAGTTTATTATTTATAATATATTAAAACCACGATTTATCGCTTGGATTGACCACCTCACCACCCATAAATTCTGCGTCATCCGCAAAAAGATTTTCTGTTTCGTCTATCCCGTCATTAATAATTCCGAATGGTGTCAACTCATCTAGCAATTGTTCTTGTGTTTTATCTCTCAGTGTTGCCATTGTGTTGTTGTCTGTATACAACTTGAAAAAATCTTGCCCAGACAACCAAGCAAATAATACTAGTCCCATCACCAAGTCATCATGCTTCCCAGATTCTGCTTCATATGAAACACCTTTCTTAGAAAATGTTGACAGTTCTGATATAGTATCAAAGTCATTGATTATAAGTTGATCTTGCTCGATCAATAACTTT